CGGCGGCGTCGACGGTGACGGTGAGCGGCGCGGAGGCCGGCGCGATGCTGGCAGCTGGGAAGCGAGTGCGCATTGCGGCGGCGATGGCCATGCCGGCGTGCTGCGGCGAGGCGCCACGCGCGGTGACGCGCTGGGCGACGATTGCGGCGAAGGCGCGGGCCTGCTCATCGGCGGCGCCGTCTTCGGCGGCGTCTTCATCCACTGCATCGGCAAAGCCTTCGGCCACAGCTTCGGCGCCGGTGTAGTAGTGGTCGGCACCGTCCTGCAGCAGGCTCAGGATGTCGGCGCGGCTCTTGCCGGACTTGACGACGTAGGCGTCGGCCATTCCCTCGGCGAAGGTATCCAGCACGTCGGCGTACTGCCGCAGCTCTTTCGCGTTGCCGGCGATGCCGCCCCACGGGGCGTGGATCATGAGGATGGAGGTGGCCGGCATGTGCACGGTGTCGCCGGCCATGGCGATCAGTGAGGCGCTGGACATGGCCACGCCGTCGACGGTGACGGCCTTGGTGGCGCCGTGGCGCTTGAGCGCGTTGTAGATGGCCAGGCCATCGGCCACGCTGCCGCCGTAGCTGTTGATGCGCACGTTGATGGTGGCGACGGTGGCCGGCAGCTCGTTGAGCTGCAGCACGACGGATTGCGCGGTGACGGAATCGCCCCACCAGCTTTCGCCGATATCGCCGTAGATCAACAGCTCGTAGGCGTCATCGGCGCCGGCCAGAGGCTGCAGCCGCATGAGCGGCTCGATATGCGGGCGCTCGGTGGTACCACGCGGCGAGGCCTGCGGAACCATTGCGAGCGCGGCCATTACCGCAGCAGCCAACAGGGTGGGCTTCATGCATTGTCTCCAGTTTGGGAGGCGCGGGTGCGCGCGGCGCGCTGGCGCGGGGGCGTCTTGTCGTCTTCGGTATCGGGTGCCGGCTCTGCAGGAGCGGCGGCGGCCGCATCGAGGGTGAAACCCAGCTCTGCCGCGAGGAAGCGCTCGCGGGCGATCTCTTCGAATACGTCCTGCATGCGGCCGCCGCGCTCGGCGATGGCCTGGGTGATGGACTGCACGCGGGCTTCGGCCAGCAGCTTGATGCCGTTGGCTTCCTTCACCGGATCAATCCACGGCATCTTCGGGCCGCGGAACACGGCCTGGGCGACGGTTTCGGAGCGGATGCCGGCCGGCACGCGTAGCTTGCCCGAGGCGATGGAGAGCGCGACGAAGCGCTCCCAGATGGGCTGGACGAAGCGGGCGACGAACTGGCCGGTCATCATCCGGTAACCGTCGTAGCTCTCCACCAGTTCCTGGCGCTGGGCGCTGTAGGTGCCGTCGTAATCGCCGGAGAGGCTGGAGTAGCTGAGGCCGATGGCGCGCGACACAGCACGCATCATGGCCATGCGGAACCGCTCCAGAATGGTGTTCGGGCGGTTCGGGTTGACCATCTCGATGGATTCGCCCGGCAGCGTCTCGGTGAAGATGGCGCCGGCTTCCAGCAGGAAATCGCGCTCTGCCGGATTGGCCGCGGTGCCGTCATCGGCCAGCGGCTGGTACTCCATGTCCTTGTCGCGCTTGATATACGCGGCAATGCGGGCGGCGATGCGCGCGGCGATGCGCTCGGACTCTTCGTAGTCCTTGATGTCGATCAGGCGATCGATGGCGCTGGCGAACAGGCTGATGCCGCGCAGGCCGGAAAGGCGCTTGCGCACGGCCAGGTGCAGGAAGCGATCTGCCGGCACGGACTTGAGATTGTTCTCGCCCACCCAGCCGCCGTTGCCGGGGTGATTCTTGTACACCCAGTAGTTCAGCGGCTGGCCCCAGTCGTTGCGCTGGATGCCGGCGCTGATGCGCTTTTCGGCGTCGTCGTAATCCAGTGGCACCACGTCCGCCTCGAGCAGCTCAATGGAGAGCGGCACGCTGCTGGCGTGCTTGATGAAGCTGCCGGTGCCTTCCACCAGCTGGGTGAACTGCTCGCCATCGCGCAGCCAGCTGCGGCAGGCCAGCTCCTGGCACTGCGCCCAGTTGAGCGTGCGGGTGACTTCCGGCGAGACGACCCACTGCCGCCACAGATCAAGCAACTGGCGGGCGAAGTCGTCATCGATGCTGTCGTAGTCGTTGCCCGGCGAACTTTTGCGCGGGGTCGGCTCGATGCTGATACCGGCCGGGCCGATGATGTTGCGCACCAGCGTGGTGATGGCGCCATCGACCAGGTCGTAGTTGCGTTCGAGGTCGCGGACGGTGGCGCGGACGGTGGCCGCATCACGCACCACCAGGCGGTCGCCGGTGGAGTTGTCGCGGCTCTTCTTGCGGCGCTTGGTGGAGCGGCCACCTTCGTACAGGGCAAGCACCGAGCGCGCGAACATGCGCTGCTGCGCGGCCTTCGGCGAGAACAAGGCGATGCCGCGATCCAGCAGGTTCATGCGGACGCCGGTTCGATCAGTCATTGAACACCGCCGTGCGGTAACGCAGGCTGCTGCCGCCGCTGCGCTGGCCCTGCTCTGTCGCCAGCTTGCCTTCAAGCGCAGTGATGGCCTTGCGGATTTCCGCGAGCTCGGCTTCCTGCCGCTGGCGGATGTCCAGGCGCCAGCTCAGGCCCGCCGTGAGGATTCGCACCTCGGCGGCGTAGTAAGCGTCCAGACGTTGCTGCGTAGTCGACATGGACACGCAAGATATAGACGGGTTTGTCTACGGTCGTGGAAAACCGTGGACTATTTTTCAGCGGCTATGCCGATTGATTCGCCCGGGTGTTCCACAACATCTCCAGATCCAGGCCGGGCACCGCGATCGGGCCGGTGGCGCCGCAGGTGTCGCACTGGATACACAGGGGTAAGGGTTCCGGTCCCTTCACCGCAACCGATGAAAGGCTGGTTCCGCCGCAGAACGGGCAGCTGCGGTTGCCCTTGATGCTGGTGAGCGGCAGCTGCATTACTTCGGGAGGTTGCGATGCGCTCATGTTGGATTGCGTCATCCGAGCGGGAAATGCTCAGCACCGGGGTTAGGCGGTAGCAAGCGCACAATCACGCAACGGCAAACTTGGCAGATACCACGATCGATTTCGCCGCCTTCGATACGCGCTCGCAGTGAATCGCAGCCCAGGCAAGGCGCGGGATAGATGCGGCCATCGGCAGTGGATCGTAGCCCACTCCTGACGTATCCACCCCTGTGGTAGCCATTGCCAAACACGGCTCTGATCAATCTCGCAATTATCCGCATGTCATTGTGCTCCAGTGGGCCTGCCGCCCAGCAGGGCGTTCAAGCCGAATCCGTTTCGCGGTTCTGCTTAACTTCGGCGTTGACGTAATGCGGAACTACACCGGGAACGGCGATTCCGGAAGTGGCATCCAATACTTCGGGGTGCGCCAACCATCCAGCTTTTCCTGGGTGACAGAGCCACTAACGTATGACCACCAACCAATGTAGTCGGCCTCTGTCTCACCTCTGGAGGCGAAGACATTCCCGTACTCGGCCCATTCTTCCTTGCTCCTGTAGAACGCAATATGCGCCACATCTACCGTTGCTACTTCAAAAAGAACAAGCACACAGGTCCCGTCCTTTGGCGCGGTTTCGATCGGTTGCCAAGCCACTGAACTTTCCATTACGCCGTCCTCTTGAACTTGCTCGGATGATACTTGTACGCGGCGGCCCGGCTGCAGCCGTGGTCGCGCATGATCTCTTGCAAAGGCTTGCCGCGGCGCCAATCCTCGGTGATGGCATCGCCATCGATGGCGGCTTTCGCGCGGTAGCTGACACGCTTGCCGGCGAGGATCTCCATTTGCACCGCCACCAGCGTATCGGCCAGCTGCAGCGCCGCGTGGGCCGGAATTCCTGGCTCTGCGATGCGGATGGAGGCGGCGTAGCTTTCGCGGAGCTGGTCCACGAGTTCATCTACTTTGATGTCGTCGGCCATTCTCTTATTCACTCCGGATCGACCCAGCCGCTTCGGCGGCGGGCTTGCTTGTTTGTTCCACGGGAATCTACGGGGCGAGCGCAGCTGCCATTTGCTGGAAGTGATGTTTCACGGGAATCCACGGCCGCTGCGGCAGCGACGGATAGCCGGGCCTCTAGCGCATCCCAGTCAGCGCGGGTGTAGCGATGCAGACGCAGCTCCGCGTGATGGGCAGCGGCATAGGCGTAGACCCACGTGTCCAGCGGCTCGTTGCGCTGCACCTTCTTCTCGAACCGGTTCTTGACCGGGTTGTAGATCTCCGAGACGAGGCCGGGGAAGAACTCTGCCGGTAGCTCATCGGAGAAGTGCACCAGCCGGGCGTCCACCTGCTTCTCGGCATCGGCCCCGAGGCGGCTGTACAGGTAGTGTTTAGCGGCGACGGTGCCGACGTGGTACACGGTGATGCCCCGCTTGTCGGTGCGGCCGCGCCAGGTGACGTCCACCAGCTTGCCCTTGGAGAGCAGCGGCGCGTTGTTTGGCACGGCACCGAAGATGCACATGGGCCGGGTGATCAGGCGGCTGCGGACGTAGTGCTTGACGGCCTCGGTGCGGTGGCCGCCGGCGTCGATGGCGCTTGCCATTGGCCGCAGGAGCACGCCGTCCACTCGCTCGATGGGCCGGTTGAGCAGATCGGTGAGCGAGAGCCACACGGCTTCTTCCGCGGGATCGCCCGGCAGCTCGATGTAGTCCAGCGTCCAGGCCGCCATGCCGCGCCCCCAACCGATGATGTGCACGGCCAGACGGTTGTCCTGCGTATCGACGCCGACAGTGATGGCCAGCACGCTGATTGGCGCGGCGCGCAGCTTGTAGGGCTCCGCCCGATCGGCAACGAGGGAGTGCTTCACCGAGCGCATGGCCGGGTCTTCCCAGGTCTGGGCGAGGCGGTCGTTGATGAAGGTCTTGAGGGCGGCCGGATCGTTCTGTACGTCGCGCCACATCTCTGCCAGCTCCGCCCAGCGCGGGCCCAGGCCGAACTGGTAGTACAGGCAATTGATGGTGTAGCCGCGGATGGGTGAATCGGGGTTCTCCGGTACCCAGCGGCCGGCAGCGATCATGTCGGTCTTGTGGTGCTCATCGATCGAGGCGCCACACTCGCAGCAGGCGTACCACGCTTCCTTGCCATCCGATGACCACACCAGCCCGCCCCACTGCAGGGCCTGGTAGTGCCCGCAGTGTGGGCACGGGACGTGGTAGCGCCGGCGGTCGCTCTTTTCGTACAGCTGGTTGATCCGGCTGAGCCCGGCAATGGTGGGCGTGCTGATATAGAGCCGCTTGTACGTGCTGGGGAAGGCGCTGGTGCGGCCGTCCAGCATCTTGACCGGGTCGTCACCGGTGCTCAGCGCTTGGGCGAACTCGTCCAGCTCGTCGGCGATGACATAACGCGCGGTGGTGGACTTCAGGCGTTGCGGGCTGCCGGCATGCTCAACGTACAGCTGGCCGCCGGCGAAATCCTTGAAGGTGCGCTGGTTGGCGCTGTCGCGGCTGGCGGTGCTGCTGAGCGCTTTGCGCACCGCCGGCACCACTTCGATCATGGGGTTGAGCTTCTGGGCGATCCACTTGTTCTGGCTCACCTCGCCCGGCAGCGCGTACATGATGGGCGCCGGGGCATAGTCCATCCAGTACGCAAGCGCGTTGGTGGCCAGCTGGCTTTTACCGAACTGGATGGGGAACTGACAGACCATGCTCTTGACCGGGCTGCGCGCGGACATGCAGTCCATCGGCTCGCGAAGCGGCGGGTTGTTGGCGGTGTGCCACTTGCCGGCCTTGCTGCTGCCTTTCGACGACAGGCGCATGTGCTCATCGCACCACTGCGAGACGCTCATCGGACGCCGCGGCAGAAGGGCGCGGGCGAGCACGTTGCCGATGGATTCCGAAGAGCTAGCCAGCCCGATGTAACTCACGCCGCCACCTCACCCGCCTGGGCGACCTCGCGGAAGGCGCGACTCAGCTCTTCAAGGCTGTGGCTGACCTCGTTCCACACCAACTCGCGGCAGCGTGCTTCATCGCCAGTGGCGGCCAGCTGCGGCGCCAGGGTATCGGCCATGCGCTCCAGCTCGGCGCGCAGGGCACCGGCCGCCTGCCCGAGGACCGCTTCGACATCCCGCCGGTCCAGCAGCAGGCCCAGGCTGATATCCAGATCGCGCTGTGCGGCTTTGGCGTCCACCTCGGCTTTGTCGGCCAAGGCGCGGGCTCGGCGGGCCTGAGAACCGCCAGCAGGCGGTTCTGCCGCGGGGTCGTCGCCAACATCGTCCACGTCATCGGACTGATCCTGCGCCGCCTGTGCACCACTACGGGCCACGGCGTGCCGCTGGGCCACTGCCAGGTGGGCGGGGCTACGCGTCTCACGGTAGAGCGCAAGGGAGGGCTCCAGCAGGTAGCCCTTGCCGCCCTCGGCCGGCACGACACGACCCTCCCGCTTGAGCTGGACGATGTAGGAAGGGCGGCAGCCAATGTGCGCCGCGAGCTCTTTTCCAGTAACCAGGGTTCCAGCACTCATGCTGCCAATCCCTCCCTCTTCATTTCTTTCGACAGGCCGTAGGCAGGAAAGGACACGCGCGCGAGCGGACGTGCGGTGTGTGCGGCCTGACGTGCGGGCAGCGAACAGCCCGAAAGCGTTGCGGCAGTAGCGACGTGCGGGACGTGCGGGACGTGCGGGACCGTATACGTGCGAGGCCGTGCAGATTTGATACATGCAAAACACACGCTTCCTACGTCGTGCGCACGCCCGCATGAGAGGTACTGCCCGCACGTCCCGCACACGCCTACTGCTGCAAGCGTTTCAGCCCGCACATTTGCCCGCACATCGGCCCGCACGTCCCGCACATCGCCGGTCATGAGCGCGCCCCTCGGTAGTCGTTGAGTTGGGAACGGAACATAACTACCTGCTCCCCGAGGAACACCGTCTCCGTCTGGCCGTCCTTTGGTTTGCAGTTTCCGATCAGCAGGAAGCCGTGTGGGCCTTCCGTCTCCGTCGCAAGCAAATACCGCTTGCGGGCCCGGTCCGGATGTGTGACGTCCCGCTTTCGTACCAGCGCGTTGATGAATTTGTGCGACGGAGCCGGGTTCTTGATGCCCTCTTTCGAGCACCAAAGCTTGTAGGCCTCGTACCACTCTTTACTCAATGCTGGCCGCGGCTTGAGGCCGGGGATGTCGTTGCCGAGCAGCTGGTCGAAGAAGCGCTCAGGACTGTCCACACTCAGGCCGATGAGCTCACGCTTGGCATCGGTCATCGGCGGGTGGCTGCCATTCGTGAAGTCGCCCAGGTCGAGGCTGAGCAGGTAGTGATGCAGCGCGGCCGTGCCGCCTCCTGCAATCTCCGCCATGACATCGCCGTAGAAGCTGGCGGGCAGTTTAACCGGGGTCCAGATGACGGCATGTCGCCGGTCATCCTCTTCCAGCACGACCGGCATGGCCTCGTTGCTGAGGAACACCATGTTGGCGTGGTTGTCCTCTTCGTAGGCCTGGATGTTCTTCGGGTTGATGCGGATACGGTCGCCGGTGATCAGCGCCTTGAGCTTGTTCTTGAGGTGATAGACCTCGGTGCGCGCCACCACTTCGTCGGCAAGCAGGAACAGCTTGCGGCTGGCCCAGTCGTTGAACTTGTCTTCCAGAGCGCTCTGGTCCAGCACGCGGCCGTACTCGCCGTAGAGCTTCATGTACTCATCGAAGAACATGTTCTTGCCGGTGCCCTGCGGCCCGTGGATCACGATCGTCGATTTCATCTTGGCGCCCGGATACTGCAGCGGGTAAGCCAGCCAGCACAGTACCCATTCGTACAGGGCGCGCTGGTTCGATTCATTGCCGCACATGTGCCACAGAAGCTGCAGCAGCTTGTCGCAGGTTCCCTGCTTCGGCTCGGTTGGCCAGCCGCCGAACAAGTTGCAGGTGACGCCAGGCTTGGAGCACGACGGGTCGAAGTCGACCTCCTGCACACGAACCGTCTTTCGGGCCGGGCTCTCCATCCATGCGCGATGGAGCTCACGGCGCAGGCACAGGTCGCGCATATCGGACAGCGACAGCAGCATGTGCTCCTGCCGGTCGAACACGGTACCGCCCTGCGCATAGACCAGCGCATAGCGCTCGTGCAGGTGTTCGATAGTGCCGATGGGTTGGAGATTCGCTTTCCCCGCGCCCCCGGCGGTGGTGGTTGAAGCGCGCGGAATTTCCGCCGGTGAACGCCACGAAAGCTCCGTGATGCGGGCTTCAATCTGCGATCGCACGACGTGCAGGCCTTCGGCGGCGTGCAGGTCGTTGAAATCGGTGATCTTGTTGCCAGCGTCGACGAATCGCGAGCGACGTCCCGGCTCATCCGTGAACACTGGCAGGACGGTGGCGCCGTGTGCCGCCAGCGCCGCCGCGTCGGCCCCGAGCAGCCCCGCATTCTTGGCCTTGTGCTCCTCGCCGCACGTCGGGCACGTGACGGGGTGATCCGACAGCACCAGGCGCTCTTTGCAACTGATGCACTTCTGCAGCGTGTCATCGTCCGCGCACACCAGCAGTTTGACGCCGCGATAGTGCTTGGCCAACGCCGACGCCACCGGCAGCAGGTTGCCGGCGTCGAATGCCACAACGACCGGGTACCCGGTAGCCATGTGAAGGCTGGCAGCGGTGGCATAGCCTTCGGCCAGCAGCAGGATCCACTGCGGCGTCCCGCCGATCAGGTGGAAGTGCCCCTTCTTCACCAGCCCTGGCGGGAAGAACTCTTTCGAAGGCTTGTTCGCGGCTTTTGCCTGGGCGGCGCTGCGCAGGATCTGCAGGCCGTGGACAGTGCCGTGGGTGTCCAGCAGCGGGAGAACGGCGGCGCCGGTCTTGCCATAGCGAACGCCGAAGCCCTGCACGCCTTTGCTGTGCAGATAGTCGGCTTCGCCATGCTCGCTCGCCTTGCCCCACATGCGAGTGGCCATCGCCGCGGCGCGCTCTGCTTGCCGGCGGCGCTCAGCCTCGGCACGCTTGCGATCTTCTGCCAGCCGACGCTTCAGCGCCTCGCGTTGTTCCGCGGTGAATGCTTGGTCGCGCTTCCGCAGCTCGATTTTCTGCGCGCCGTTCTCGTTGCCCTGCCACGAACCATAGGTGCCGACGATCAGTTGGTCGCCGTTGTCGCAGTTCAGGGTGTGCAGCACGTACCAGCCGCGCTTCTCGCGCCCACCGCCTTCAGTTCGAACGCGCACCATTTTGCCTGTGGGTTCGATCGACGTGAGGAGAAGTCCGGCGGACTGGAGCTGCGACAGGGCGTCGTCATAGTTGACCGCCATATTCAGTAACGTCCCCGGCCGCTATCTACACAGGAATCGGGGTCCGAATTACCCGCGACAGGGGTACCCAGGGAGGACCCATCGACTGGCGAACCTGAACAACCCTGATAGCCACGTGCCCCTACTGAACCATCCGCGCGCGTAGGCTCAACGCCATCACAGGGGACCGGGGCAGGCACCAGCGGCAAAGCCGTCTGCTTCCGCCACTCCGCAGCGGCGCGCAGCTGCTCACGCAGGGCCAGAGCATCGGCACCCTCTACGCCCGCCGTATCGTCGCTCAGTGCCGCCGCAGCAGCTGCGATCTGCGCGCGGCAAGCAGGCATGTCCGCCGGCTTCCAGCGGCGGCGAATCAGTGCCCTCAGGGCGGGGGCGAGCTTGCGCCTCATGCCATCGCTCCACTGGGGGACACCAAAGCCTGCACCTGGCGGCGCAAGGCCACCACCGCGCTGATCAGATCATCCGATTCGTCGAGGATCCGCCGTGCAAACGGCAGGTCGGCCGCGTCCAGCTTTCCGTCTGCAAGAGCTGGCGCTAGCGCGGACATCAGCTCGCCAAACTCATGCGCAAGCCGGGCAAGACCCACCGCCTGCGCCGTTTCATCGTCTGCCGGCATCTGCACCGCAAGCATCCCGCGCCGGCGTGCCAGGTCGCGCTCGCAGTCACTGCGGAACGGTTCCGGCAGTGCCATCACCCAGGCATCTTCCAAGTCAGCCGGCAGCGTTTTCACGGTGCCGTCCATGTAGCGCCGCAGCACTTGGGCGTTGTTCTCCATGGCCTTGATCAGATCCGCGCCATCGCCGGTGCGCAGCTTCACCTGCCGCACATCCGGCGCGGTCATCTCCAGGTACCACTGCGCCACGTCCATTGCGAACGTGGTGTAGTTGCTGGCCGTTGCATCGAGCATGCGGCGCGTGTGCGCGTAGATCACAGTTTGCCGCGGCGGCAGAAAATGACGGACGCCCTTCATGCGCCCGCACCTGATTGCGCTGAACATTGCGGCCCATGCATAACAACCCAGCCCCGCTCCGCTTCACCATGATGAGCCGGTTCGATATCCGCACCGGTACCGGTGCTGTCGTCGCGGTCTTCTTTCAGCCGCTCCATGCCGCCGGCGAGCAGAAAGCCCACGCCCAGGCCCAGCAACAGAGTGGCCAGCGCAAACCGCAGGGCCTTCGCAGTGTGTGACGTCCGCATGTCAGCTGCCCTCGCCTTGCAGGCCGGCCTTGTGCCGTGCCTCAGCCACCCTGTCCAGCCGCAACCGGGCGGCGACAAGGACAGCCAGCGCAGTGACGGAAGAAACCAGAAGCGTCAAGGCCAACCAGCCCGAACCGGCGAGCAACCCCGCTACAAGCGCTGCGAAGAGAACCAGCGCACTCAAACGAGCCGCCACACGAGCATCACGCATGACGCACTCCTGCAAGTAGGTGCCCGCATGCCGGTACGATGCGTGTGCGACCACAACACCATTACCGGAGACGGGCATGACAGACAAAGCAATGATCTCGCTCAACGGCGAGTTCACCGCTGCCGAACTGGAAGAAGTGATCCTGGAATTGAGCAAGGTCCGCGCCGGGATGGAGCCCGCCGTACCGCGCACCCTGGTGACGAGCGGCGACGCAACAGTCATGGAGCAGGACGAGACACTATTCACTGTCCGCACCCTCGCCGATGGCGGGCTTCGGATCTGGCTGAGAAGCGAAGGAGCCGGATGGATGGCTTTCAAGCTCAGCGCCGCGCGCCGGAAGGAACTCTTCGAGTTCCTCGGAAAGAAGGCTGGCCACTCGCACACGGCGCACTGACCGCCCCGTTGATCGGCTGGGCGTCACCACAAGCCCAGCCGGAATCGAATCTGCACCAGCGCCCATCAGCGCACCTCGGCAAGATGCAGCGGGCGGCCGGCGGCGGCGCGCTGCTGGATAAGGGACGCCCACTGGTCGCTGGTCAGCACCGGCTCGAAGTCCGGGGAACCTTCGATCAAGGGCTCGTCGAGCAGAACGCCGATCTCGGCGCTGCCAATGTCATCAGCCAGGGGCTGGGTATGGCGCGCCACTCAGGCGGCCTCGCTCGCGGGAACAGCTTGAACTGCATCAGCCGGCAAACCGAACGCATCGGGATGGAGCAACTCCAGAAACTGCCGCCGTGCATCCGGGATGCCGCTGCGCTTCCATTCACTGACCGATGGGGAACGGACCCGGCACATGCGGGCAACAGCAGCAGTACCGCCAAGCCGGGAGATGATTTCGGAATCGGGGTGCTTATCCATGGCGCCATGTTAGGACTAGCTAACCACGCAGTCAATAGCCACTCCTATCTCTCCAATGTTTAGCCTTGCCTAATGAGTACACTTGCAGAACGCCTAGCCATCGCCCTCACCAAGGCGAAAATCTCAAAAGCTGAACTGGCGCGCCGAGTCGGCATCAAGCCACCCAGCGTCAACGGCTGGTTCTCCGGCAAAGCGAAGTTTCTCCGCGGCGAAAATTTGCTCTCCGCCGCTGCAGCTCTAGGCGTCAACGATCAATGGTTGGCCACCGGCACCGGCCCAATGTTGCGGGATGAGCAGGCCGCCCCGCCGGCAGTCTCCACAGATGCGACAGCGGACGGCTACGTTCGCTTTGACTTGTTCGATGGAGCCGCAGGCATGGGGGTGGGGATTGCCAACTGCGATTACCCGGAAGTAATCAGGCAGGTGGAAGTTGCCGAATGGGAGATTCGCCGGAAACTCGGGTTCCTTCCTGCGCCCGGCCGCATGAAGCTCATGACCGGCCGCGGCCCCTCAATGCGTCCCAAGATTGAAGATGGCGATGTCGTAATGATCGACACCTGGTGCACGCACTTCGACGGCGACAACTACTACCTCATCAACGTTGACGGCGACACCCAGATCAAGAAGCTGATGAAGCGCGCCGATGGCATGTGGGTTGTCAGTAGCAACCCGGAATTCCCAGAGTGGCGCATCGATCCTGCCGATCTGGAAATCTGCGGAAAGGCACTAATCGGAATCGGCCTGCGGCGGCTGTAAGGAAAGAACCTGATGGCGGCAGGGAGCAACCCGCCCGACAGATGGACCACAACAAGGGGAAAGCATGGACAAGCGCGTAATAGCATTCGCCGTCATCGCAGCAATCAGCACCACCAGCTGCATGAATCTGGCAACCAAGCCATCAGAAATCACCGGCTCTTATACCTCCGAACTGAAGTATCAGGGCTACAACTGCGACCAGCTCGGCATTGAGGTTAACTCGCTGGCACGCCGTGAAAACCAGCTGGTAACCGCGCAGGAGCAGCGCCGCAAGAGCGGCAAGGTACAGGCCTTCTGGCTTGGCTACGGCACCGGCGATGGCATAGAAGCCGCAGAGCTCGCAAACGTGCGTGGCGAGAAGGAAGCCGTAAGGCGCGCGATGGACGTGCGAGCCTGCGGAACCCCGGCAGCTTCCACGTCCTCCGCAATACCAGCACCGCAAAGCACCACACAGACCGCACAATCACCCGCCGCCGCACAACCAACGGGCGGAAATTGGCGCAACTGGGGCACATCCACATCAACTGAGCATCCGAAGACGCTCTACCGATGCTCTGGCACTGACGGCACCCAAGTGGTGACAGAGACACCGGCCGCAGGCTGCACCGTTATTTCACCCTGACCCGGCGTAACCCCGCAGTGCATTGCACTGCGGGAAGACTGACAAATCCACGGAGAACAATGGAATGAGCAAGGCCGTAATCGGATTAGCTGTCGGCTTGATGGTGGCAAGCACCCATGTCGCAGCCCAGGAGCAGAGCGAGATTGCAGCCGCCAAGGAAGTAGCGGCACGCGATCTCAAAGACCCGGCAAGCGCACAGTTCCGTGACCTGCGCGTAGACGGCACTGGCGACAAGCTCAGGCTGTGCGGCGAGATCAACGGGAAGAACTCCTACGGCGGATACGTTGGCTTCAAGAAATTTGCGGTCGCAGCCAACACGGCAATGATTGAGCCCGCGCCAGATTCGTATGGCATCCACGAAGCCACGCTGGACCTGATAAACCACCTCTGCAAGGACGCCATCCCCGTTCAGACCGAGACGGCACCTCAGTAAGCCAGACCGGGGCACATCCCAAAAAAGTTAGCCTCTCCTATTGACAGGTTTATTAGCCAGTCCTAACCTCTCCCCGTCGCCACTCCAAAGGCGACGGGCGACCGGCGGGTCGCCACCCTGCCGGCCCCTCCCCTGACCGGCAGCAGGCCACTCCCCAGGCCGCAATGACCCGCCGGCGCCCTCCTTCTTCCGGAGAGCGCCATGAAAGCCGAGCAGTCCCGCTTCACCCAGACCCACGACGCCGCCGGCGTCCTCCTGACCGTGATCGACAGCACCACGGGTCTGGAATGGACGGCCAAGCCGCTAGCCGACAACTACATCACCCACCAAGCCGCGACTGACGCCGCCACCGGCTGCCGCGTGGGCGGCCACGAAGACTGGACTCTGCCGAGCCGCCAGCAGCTGCTCACGCTGGTTGATCTGGGCCGCTACAGCCCCGCGATCGATACCGACGCATTTCCTGACTTTCCGTCACATTGGTTCTGGACAAGCGACCTGTGCGCCTGGTCCTCGGCGTCCGCGTGGAGCGTCGGTTTCTACGACGGCAGCGTCAGCGACAGCCCCCGCAGCCACTTCGGGTTCGCGTTGGCCGTGCGTCGTGCCGGTCAGTAATTGGCCTCTTTGATGCCCTGAAGGAGCCAGACATGCCCAACCGCCATGCCATCGACGCCAGCTCGGCACGTTTGCAACTGCCGCTGTTGGCCATCCACTGCATCCTGGGCGTTGCCGCCCGTGAACACTCACGCGCCAACCTACTGCGGCAACGCAGCGCGGGCGAACACAGCCGAAACCAGAAGCGGCGCAGCCGCCGCATGGGCGTCGCCAGCCGCATTGCTGAAGCCGTCTCACGCGAAATGGCCGCGGAGGTGCGCACGTGAGCTCCGCCCAGCGCATCACAGTCCCAGGCAATGCCGCAAACGCGAGAGTGACATTGATCTTCTCGCCACCTGCGTGCGTAACCATCACCGCAAGCAGCCGCGACGCGCACGTGGCCTTTGCGACTGGAGACCTGACCGAACTGCGCGTCAGGAACAGCTTTGCATCACCCCTGATCTGGCTGGGTTCCGCAGCTTTCAGCGTGACCCCTGGCGGTTTCACCAAGGTCCGAAACTGGATCGACTGCCTGCTAGGCCAAGCCACCACGCTTCTGCCTTCGCCAATCTCGGTCGAGGCGATCTGCGAATGAGTAACTACCCCGCAGAAGAGTTCTTCCCAACCGGGAAAGGAAACGAAACCTTGGTTTTGCTTGCCTGCGCCGGCTTTTTGTGGGCGGGCCGATACGCGAACTCAACTAAAGGCACGCCCCACCAAATCGCAGTAACCACGACTCGCAGGGTTACCACGAAGAACGGCTCCCTGCTGCTTGGCCGCAACACGTTCCACCTCCATCCGCGCGCAATGCAGCGCGCCTGCCGCTGGCTCAGTCGCCAGGGAATCACCGTTCGGGAGCATCGTGCATGAACAACTCCGTCATTGATTTCAGCTCCACCCGCCGGGGTGCAGCCCTGGTCCGCGAAATGGCAGCAAAGCGAGGCTACAGCCGAATCACGCAGATCCAGTTGGCACGCACATTCCGCCCTGCCCCCAACACCCCGCTGCGCGTGCAGGCATCGCAGCACGTGCCATTCGGCCACGAATCAGCCACCACCGGCGGTGCCGCATGAAGCAGCAGGATCAACCGAAATACCGAGATCCGGAAGGGAGAGATTCACCGCTAGCCATGGTCATCGTGGTCCTGATCAATCTCATTGTGATCGGACTGGTGATTGCGCCCCTCGTCGCCGCCCATCGGGGGTGCTGAGCATGCTACAGACCTCCCGCCCACTGCCGCCGGACGTGCCGTTGTGCGCACCGGGCCACCGCCCGCAGATCGTCGAGACGCACGGCGCGCCAGTTGGCCACGCTATCGGCCAGCCTTGCCCGCCGATGTACCACATCGAATGTCACGCCTGCAGTGTAGCCACCGAACCTCACACGAACTTCGCTCTTGCTGAGACGCGCTGGACTGACGAGCACGCGCGCAAACGCATACCCATCTCCCTGCTGCCGCGCGCCAGGGAGCAGGCCTTTGCAGCGCTCCAGCGCTGCGCGTAATGAGACCCGCCCATGTACCTCCAACCTCTGGCTAAACAAGCCCTTCTCGCAGCACACGCAGCGCAAGGCATGCGCCTGCACAAGACTCGCGGCGGGTTCGCCGGGATACCCGCTCAGGTCACCACCAGCAGCCGCGTCAATACTCAGGTTTTCACTATCCGGCCGATCCGCTGGCTGGATGAAGCATGCCTGGTATCGCTGGATGACCCCCAGTTTCCGAAGGTCGCCACGCTCAATGCGCGCGGAGTAGCTGCTGCCCAAGAGCTGCTTGCAGGGAAGTCCCCAACCAGCACTCCGGAGGCCACCGAGTGATTCAGCTGCTTTCCACAATCCTCATCACCAAGATAGCTGGCTGCCGGCCTCCGGACTTTGTCGTCGGCGCCGACGATCCCGCCGGTGCCTATCTGCTGCGCTGGTATCTGACGCCATGGCGCGGCTGGTACCGCCACGTTGATGAAGCGCGCCGCACGCACTGGCAGCGCTTCGCCATCTGGCTGAGCATGCGTTTGCCGAACGTGTATCTGCACAAGTTTCTGCGCAGCGACGATGATCGCGCTTTGCATGATCATCCGTGGGCATGGGCGTCGCTGCTGCTGCGCGGCAGTTACGTGGAACACACAATCAGCAGCGGAGGGATTCACAAGCGCACCGTACGCGCTCCTGGCAGTCTGAAGCTGTGTGGCCCCCGGGCCGCGCACCGCGTCGAGCTGGTCACCGCAACAGAAGCTGGCCCAGCGCCCTGCTGGACCCTGTTCGTCACAACGCCGATTCTGCGCGAATGGGGCTTCCATTGCCCGCTACGCGGCTGGGTGCACTGGCGTGACTTCACTGCGTCAGCGGACGGTCGCCGCGGTGAAATCGGCAAGGGCTGCGACGTATGACGGCGCTGATACTCACCCCGGCCGACGTCCGTGGAAGCAACAACAGGTCCGCTGCAGTGCGAGCCGTTATCCGTTCGAACGGCCCGTGCACGCTCAATGAAATCTGCATCGCCCTGGGGATCAGCGATAGCTATACCCGGTGCGCAATCCGCTCAACGCTACGTGCAATGAAACAGGACCAGGTTGTCACCTGCACCGATGGGGCAAAGCCTCATCGCTGGAGCATCTTGCGCGAGCCGCAAGAGCGCAACTTCCTCAATCCACCGAAACCCCGCGACCAGGTATGGGCCGAGAAGGCCACTGCGGCCTACAAGAATGCAGAAACGGCCTATCTGCAGTGGCGCGCTGACACCGCCCACGACAAGCGACCCATTGCGCAACGTGTCCGAGAGATAGCAAAGCAACTTGGCGAAGCCACTGCAGATCAGATCTATACAGCCCTCGGTCTCACACCAGAGGTGGGCCGGGTGCGCATGTACTCGATCATCCACTGCCTGGCCCGCGATGGGATGCTGGAGCGGATCCCCGGCCGCCCGCTGCGCTATCGCTGGCTGAGGGATCCCAGCCCGAGCAGCAGGCCGCAGCGTCGCAGCGGCGGCGCCGACAGCGCCCGCAGAACCGCGAAGCTCCAGCGGGAAGCAAAGAAGGAAGCCGCGCGCCAGCAACGGGCCACGGCGCGCAAGGAGGCCATGGCGCAACGAGCTGCGCTGCGTGTCCAAGAGCGGGACCAGCGTGCAGCTGAGCGCACCCGCCGGGCGCGAGAAAGGGCTGAACAACTGGCCCAGAAGCAGGGTGCCCACATCGCGCGGTTGGCAGCTGCCACAGCTCGCATGGCCGAGAGAACAGTTGTCACGCCAAAGCCTGCTGCCATGGCCAGCGAAACCGTAGATCAATGGATCGCACGCACAGGCAAGCAGCCCGAGCTTCTTCCAAACAACTTCGACGATCCCATCACCAGCTTCCCTCGCCGCCGCCCCATCTTTAATCCGAAAGGACACACCGCATGACACACATCCATTTCATCATCGGCACCCTCAATGTCCACGGGCTGGTGCCTAGTGAATTTCGCATCGCCGAGATAACCGGGGGCATAGCTGAGCGCTCCAACGCAGATGCACCGGTGCTCGCAGGCTTTACCAAAGTCCTCGCAGACGGCACTCACCTACCGGCTGGGAGCTCCCTCACGAACCACGTGGCCGTCATCGACCACAGCACCGGTCTCATGTGGTCTGTCGAGTCGCTGGGCAGCACGGAAGACGCCAACGACGGCATGACCCAGGAAGCATGCGAAGCCCGCTGCCGAGAGCTGACCCTGCTTGGCACCAACGACTGGCGCCTTCCGACCCGTGCAGAGCTTGCCGCCCTGATCGATGACACCCGCCACGAACCGGCCATCGACACCTCGCTGTTCCCCCGCGTCAAACCCCGCTGGCACTGGACGAGCACGCCTTGCGCTTGGTCCTCGGCGTCCGCGTGGCTCGTCGATTTCAGCGGCGGCCTCGTCGGCTACGACCCCCGCAGCCGCTGCGGGATCGCGTTGGCCGTGCGTCGTGCCGGTCAGTAATTGGCCTTTTTGATCATCACCAGGAGCACTACCGAATGAGCAACATCAAGTTCATCAAGATCGGCGCCGACGGCCAGCAACTGCCCAACGATGCCACCGATTGGGTCGCCGTCGAGCTGCCCGAACATCGCCTGACCTTCACTGCCACCAGCATCGTCGAATCGGACGTGCCGCAGGAGAAGTGCGAGGCCGCTGCCAAGGCCCTCACGCTTGCCGGCCACAGCGATTGGGATCTGCCCACCATCGACGAGCTGTCGCTGCTGGTGGATCGCACGCGCTACGAGCCGGCCATCAATACCGACTTCTTCAAGGACATCCAGAGCGAATGGTACTGGAGCAAGACCCCGGCCGCTTGGTCCTCGGCGTCCGCGTGGGTCGTCAGTTTCAGCTACGGCGGCGTCTACGACCTCCCCCGCGGCCTCTACGGGTTCGCGTTGGCCGTGCGTCGTGCCGGTCAGCGATTTGACTCTTTGCTGAGCTGACCAATGACATCCCGCTTCCAGCCACCACCCATCATCAAGGCCGCAGAGCGTCTTCTGGACGAGATCGAGAAGGCCGTGCGCCAGTTCCCGCGTTACCACCGCTACGCGGTTGGCGCGGATCTGCGCCGGCAGGCCATGGCCGTCAACATCAATGCCAACCGGGCATGGCGCGACCGCGACCACCAGGCCGCGCTGGTGGGACAGCTGGTGTGGGATGTCGATGCTCTCAAGCAATACCTGCAGGCGGCAATGCGGTTGCGAGCCTTCAGCAGCTTCCGCCGATTCGAAATGCTGTCGCGCCTGGCCCACGAGTTGGGCGCCCAGGCCGGCGGGTGGAACCGCCGGTTTAGCACTCCCAATGCCCAGAATGCGCGAGCCAATGGCGTACCGCAGCGTGGCGAGAAACTGAGTACCCGTACCGCCCTTGCGGGGGCCAACTCATGACGAAGCAGCGCTATCCACATCCGGGCTGCGCTGCCTGGTCGCAAGTGTATGGGGAGGCGGCCGCTTGGTCCTCGGCGTCCGCGTGGAACGTCAATTTCAACAACGGCAACGTCAACAACAACCCCCGCAGCCACTACGGGTTCGCGTTGGCCGTGCGTCGTGCCGGTGAGTTTCAGGGAGAGGTAAGCCTGCAGGAGTTGTATCAGGCATGGCGGCGGGCACGCCGCCAGAAGGTTCCGAGCTTCAACCAGCTGCGTTTCGACTATCGCTGGGCGGATGGGCTGCTGCAGATCCAGCGTGAGCTGCAGGCTGGCACCTGGCAGCCTCGCCCGTCCACGTGCTTCATCGCGACCCGTCCGAAGGCCCGCGAGATCCATGCGCCCGACTTCGCAGACCGCGTGGTGCACCACTGGCTGGTGCCGCAGCTGGAGGCGATCTGGGAGCCCACCTTCATCCACGATAGTTACGCGAACCGGAAAGGCCGCGGCAGCCACGCCGCCGTGCGCCGAGCCCAAGAGTTCACCCGGCAGGTTCACAGCGGCCAAGGTGGCGGCTGGTACCTGCAGCTGGACGTGGCCAACTTCTTCAACAGCATCCACCGCCCCACGCTGTGGGCAATGCTGCGCAAGCGTTTGGCCGCACGCAAGGTACCAGACCGCGTCCAGCAGGCCACCCACGCGCTGCTGCGGCGCTCTCCGCTGCATGCAGGGGTGCAGTGCCGGGCAAACGCTGCTGAGGTGGCTCAGGTTCCACCACACAAGCGGCTCGCCAACGCGCCCGCCGGGCGCGGCCTGCCGATCGGCAACCTGTCCAGCCAGTTCTTCGCCAACGTCTACCTGGACGCCCTAGACCAGTTCGTGAAGCACCAGCTAAAGGCCAAGCGCTACCTGCGCTATGTCGATGACTTCGTGCTGTTCCACCACGACCGGGAGCAGCTGGCGGCCTGGCGCGATCAGATCGAGGTGTTCCTTCACGACCGACTTGGGCTCCGACTGAAGGCCGAGCAGAAGCTTTGCCGACTGACCGACGGCTTGGACTTCCTGGGCTACGTGATCTACCCGACGCATACCCTTGCCCGCCGCCGTGTTGTTGCCCACCTGCAGCAGGCGTTGGCCGAGTGGGAGGGCCGGCACGTGCAACACGGCACCGTGCGAGCAACTCCGGCTGATCTGCGCCAGATCTCGGCACGGGTTGCCAGCTTCGGCGGCCATCTTCGCCACGCAAACGCGCACCGCCTCATGGCTGGTGTGCACACCCGAAATCCCTGGCTGCGCACGGCAGCTCAGCCCCGCAAATTCTCCGCCCGCCAAGAAGGCCGGCGCGTCATGCTGAGGATCACGAAATGACCAACAAGAACGCAGAAAGCACCCAGCCCGCCGCAGCGCAGGAGGCGGTGGCGTGGAGCAAGACGAAGCCGACTGTCGAAGGTGCGTACTACGTGCGCGGGTTCAATCTCTTCCAGCCTGCCCAGTACGAAGCGCTGGTGCAGGTTCGCACGCACCACTTTGACGGTGAGCCTGCACCCGAGCTGGTGTGCAACATCCACGAATCGACCAGTAATGAGGACATGGACGATTGGTCGCCCATGGTCGAGATGTCTGATGACTTCGAATGGCTTGGCCCGTTGCACGGCGCCCCCGTCGCCGCATCGCCGGTTGTCGCGTACATGATCGACGGGCGCGTCGAACAGGGTTTGACCTTCGATAAGGCCGCAGCCGAGAGCATGGCGAACATGAATTGCGGGACCGTTCGTCCGCTGGTGTTCGCTGACAACACCCCCGCAGCGCCGGGGATCGACCTGCCTGCCATGCCGATGACGACGGACCGCGAGCCAGACGATTCGATGCCTGACGGATACTTTGAGAGCAATCTTGATTGGGCGCGCCGTCCCGAGAATGCAGATGCGCTCGACTGGTTCATCGAGAACCACGCAGCTATCCGGCAATTGATCGACGCCAGCCCCAAGGGCGACGACTGCGAAACCTGCAATGGGCGCGGCATCTTCGACACCAACGGCAATGGTCCATGGGACCGCTATGCGTGCGGGAATAAGGGCAACCCCAAGGGGGCCGCCCCCGAATTCCAGGTGCCCGCCGGCTGGGCGCTGGTGCCGGATCGCATGCAGCTGACGCCGGAGAACATGGAGCTTCTGGCGGATACGCTTCGCGGCGCGGACGAGGACGAGCCGTGGTGCGGTGGCGTGCTGTGGATCGGCCAGACCACGGGCGACGACGGCGAACCGACGTATTACGGCCTCAACGTCGGCAACGTCGAGTGCTTGGAAGAAGGCAGCATCAACATTGTGGAGTTCGCGCCGTTGCCGCAGGACAGCCTCAAGGGCGACAGCGATGCGCCGACCATTCCTGAGCCGCATCAAGAGTGCTATTCCGACAACGACGGCGATAGCTGGTATGACCATCCTGCGGATTCCATGCTTGTTGATGGACTGTCGGTTGGGGACACGTACACCCTGTCCGTTTCCCACTACTCGGTGGGGCGCACGTACCGCGTCATCAAAGCCCCCGACGAAACCAGCGACGACTACGAAGTCGAGCCAGTGCAGGCCACCAGCGCCGAGGTGGGGTCGTGAGCCGCCTGTACTGCGGTCGGCCCGAGTGCGGCGTATACCTTGGCTCGCTCGGAAGCGATCACTGCGACATGTGCGGATGGTCGGAGCCTGACAACTGGCAGGATGAGGCTGACGACGATGAGAAGCCCTACAGCCACGGCGCGGGGGTGTCGGATGAGTAACCAACTCAGCCTCGCAGATAAGGCGGTCAAGGCATTGGCGGCCACGGAAGCGATTGATGCGGACGTGGATGTTGAAACTCCCGAGCGTCACATCATTTGGGCATTGAAGCGACAAGCACAGGGCCAACTTGCAGACGCATTCGACCGGGCATCAATGCTCGCATTGCTGGCGCAAGACGTGCGAGACAAGTTCAAGGAGGTGCCCCGTGGATGACCAGCAGCGCGCCGGGGAGATGCTTAAAGCCGAGTGCGAGCGCATTGGTGCCAACAGCGCTCTCGCACTCGAACAGGCAGCCCTCGCAGCCATCACCGCCGCCCTGCGCGCCGCGCCGGAGTGGCAGCCGATGGAGTCTGCGCCGCGAGACGGAACCGTGGTGCTGGTTGCCATCGGCGGGTCGGATATTCCCCAGCCTTGCCGATTCCGTGAGCAAGTGGGCTGGGTGATCGCGTGGGACGACTGGCGGATTCCGGCGCACGATGGTCCGCGGGGCTGGATGCCGCTCCCAGTCGCCGCCCGCCCGCAGGGGGTGAAGGATGGCAACTGAGCTTCGCCGCTACGAGCCGGTCATTCAGCGTCTGCTGCCGTCGCTGCTCCTGTACGGATGGAAATGCAGGAAGGAGGGCACGCCAGCGCCAGGCGATCTAGTGATGCTGCAGTCAGCACCGATGTCGGAGTGGCACCTGTCGATCTATCGCCAGGCCGGTGCGGGTGAGGACTTCGAGCAGAGGCACCTTCTGGAGAGTTTGAAGACCGGAAAGCTTTGCTGGTGGGAAAATGTCGGATTCTACGTAATCGACCGCGAGAAATGCGCGATTGGCCGTGAAGCCGAATGGGATGACGCGCGGTTCGAGTTCAACGACAAGTTCCGCAAGGTTTATCGAAAGGCTGACTTCTATATCGCCATTCCTTTCATCGACCGGTTCGATGGCGAATCTGTGGTGTTCAAATTCCGCACCCGTTACAGCATCAACAACAAGCTCACCGAGCTACAGCCCTTCCCGTGGCGCAAGGCAACACAGAAGACGCTTCTGGCATTCCTGTTGGATGGTGAGCGACTGCACAAAGCGGACAGCCCGCAGGAGGCGAGCGATGCGTGAACTATCGCTTCCTCAGCAGCTCCAGCTCGGCCAGCACTTCGAGCAGGCCGGCATCCGACGCCATACCCCGCTGAACAGGGCTGCCTTCGTAGTAGCCAGGGTTGAGCCAAGCCCGGGCCTTCGCACCCAGGACGACATCGGCAGCATCGAGCAGGACTTCATGCCGTGCGTTCCGCAGCAGCAGCTCCAGTCGCGGACCGTAGGCGTCGATGAGCGTTCCGGCACCCTTCAGGTCGCCGCCAGGGCCCCGTGTGGCCATCCGCGAGTCGTGCAGCTCCATGGCCAGCGCCAGGAGCAGGTGGCCGGTGTCCGAGTGCGGGCCGTCCAGCAGCTTTGCCGCACGCCTCTGTGCCGCGGCGTACAGCTGCTCTCGGGTGTGTTGGCTGTAGGGGTTGGTTGGCATGGCGCGGATCGTAGTGCCACGCAGTATCAGGAGGTGAGCCGTGCGATCTGACCGTACGCAGATGGACATCTTCGACCACGACCCGCGCCGGAAGGCCGACGCCAACCGTGCAGCCGCGGAAGAGGCCAGCAAGGCCTATCAGTTCCCTCCCGTCATCCGCAAGGAACGCGTGGACCACTACTTGGCCGAGGCAGCCCGACTGGACGCCCTGGCAGACCAATGCAGCAAGCAAGGACACAACCAATGACAACCACTACCGTCTTTCTGCTGCTCGCTGAGTTCGGTACCGGACACATCCCCCTGGAGAAGTGCTGCCAGCACTTCGGGATGAAGCCTGAAGAAGCGAACAAGCGCGCTGCGCGCCAGTCGCTTCCGGTTCCAGTGTTCCGTCTTGGCAGCCAGAAGTCGCCGTGGCTGGTTGCTGCGGACGTGCTGGCAGCCTACATCGATGGGCAACGCGACGAGGCTACGAAGCAGTGGGAGAAGCTGCAGCGAGCGTCTTAAGCACCGGAAATGCTGAGAAAACGAGGCATTGGCAGAAATTACATCCAGCGGATTCAATGACTCGTTGAGGCAATCAGAAATCAAACCCTGTGGAGCAATACTGCAAGCTCCGCGGTCGCCTACGGAACCGTCGTCGCCACTCCAAGAATCGGTGACCGCACGGCCGGGAAGACTCTTCCAACCCCGAAATCCAGGAGTGCAGCATCGAGCTCAGAGATCATAGATATCGTCTCCTCGATCAACTCTGCACCTAGTATCTTGTCAATAGTGCCCGCCCCGACCTCTTTCTCAAGCTGCTCCAAGTCGCTCTGGGCCCCAAGTCTTTGAGCCTCAAGCGCCTTGACCGCCGTCATAGTGGAACGCCGGTACTTCTCCATACTTTCGCTATTTAGTTGCAGTAGTTCGATGGTCCAATCGCCATCACTAGTGGAATGCTTGATTAGTCCTGTCTTGCCATCTAGCTTGAGGTGATCCGCCATCGCGAAATCGCACGGATTCACGATCCAAGGGTCTTTCGCCTCGTTCGCTGGCCAGTAAGTACTCTTCCTAGAGTTACATGAATGACAGCAGTAGTAGAGGTTGCTGTACTCGGTGCTAAGCGACGAAAACCGTGGATTCGACTTGGGCCGGTAATGATCGACAGAAAAAATCTGACTTGGATTAGACATCTTCGGCGTCCGGCAGTAAACGCATACGCCAGAGAACTCGATCCGTAGAAACTTCTGATACGTCTGGTACCGCCGAAAAGCACGCGGCTTCTGCGTCCGAACGTGTTTATATTTGGGAAAATGAAAGAGGGCCATTGGTCACCCTCCTTCCAAAGCTAACCTCACCCTCGCACGCAAGTCCGTTGCCGACTCGGCGACTCCAACGGCCCGATCCAAGCGAGTCCACTGCTCTCGGCTAACTTGCGGAGCATACATTTCGATACGCTTTTCCAGCAGGCGAAGTCTAGCTAGCACATCGTCTCCGATGGTCGAACCAGGATTAGACTTAATTGCAGTGAGTAGCTGAGCTCGATATTTCGCAGCCTTGGCAAGCGCGCTTTTTTGCTCGGTACGAGCGTACAACCCACCGTAGCGATCATGCGTCTCGTTGGTAACACTTTTGGCAATGGCTGACGAGGCCAATGTTCGTTCGGAGAGCGGAGTTATGTTGTGATCTTCGCGCGATTCCGCGACCTTAGGGCGAACCGAAAGGTAGGTTGGCGAATCCGCTGAAAAAACACGCACAAACGGGCCACTCCTCCCCCCTGTGTCACCTATCCGAGTAATGGACTCATGACCAGGATAAGGGGGTGCAGCAGCGGCCGGCGGGAACAGGGCCGCCGCATAAAAGCTTGTGGTATCAATTTGAGGACCGTACAAATCCATTGTTAGCCTCGCAGATAGTCTCTAGCATTAGATCCCAGCGACCAGTCGAAAATGTTAAAGGCCGTCGAGTGGAGAGTATCAATAACACTCAAACTATCGGCAACCTCTACTTCTTGCTGGTAAACGTCGATATCGAGAACGTATTCAGGCACCAACACAACTGAATTTCGATCACCCTCAACAAGACGGAGCCCGTGTTGGAGTAGAAAGCCTCTATCCTGCTCGCTGGTCGTACAGGCTATACGGCCCGAGTACTCACCGATGCCAAAGAAGCTTCCACTCTGCACCGGAGCAACGAGATCCGGGTTCACCCACCCATCGCCAATGGGATCATCGGTTTTGCTCAACACGTTTATATAGCGCAAGCCAACGCGCGTGAAGAACGTTGAATCAATCACCTTCTCTGCCGCGGGCAGGAGCTGCTTGATCCGTCCAAGCAAGTCTGAGAAACCCTTATAGGAAGTTCCCTCGAGCGCTATCGAGTTTGGCTTGAGAGTTACAGACCAGCCCCCCTTCAGTGAGCGGAAGGAATGGACGTAAGTCGTGGACGCGCCTGAACCAGTGCCAAGTCCGATATTCAGCTCATTCCCGCGCTCGATGTTGGGGTAGATCTTCCTCAGTGCCTTTGAGAACTCAACCGGTGGTTTCGCGTCCCCAATCTCCAACAGGGTGGGAAATCGAAACTCGCACACGACAGTGCGAGTCAGACTCCTTTTGTACTGGTCCAGATTCTCAGACCGGCTTTTAAACAACGATTCCATGTCAAAGATGTTGGGGCAGAGAGAGGGCCTAACATTGTTGCACGACCAGCGCCACTTGTCTCGGGAGACACCTCAGTGCGCCAATTGTGTCACCCGCGCCCAACAAACAACAGATTTCTTCTTTATTTACAGATACATACTGAAACCATAGGTCCAGTCCATCATAGGGGCGACGGACAGGCGCAAGGAGGCGTCGTAACGGTGGTCTTGGGTTTGGGAAGGCATGCAGCGAGCGGTCTTGTGATGCGTCAACGACGCCATTTTCGCCCAAGTCAGCCGATCTTGCCGGGCGGATGGCCCGGGGCCTTCAGGCTGTGCCCGGGTTTGTGCGCATGCAAGGGGGGATCATGTTCCAGCGCTGCCTGGCAACAACACACCTCGAAACAGAATGCTTACCCATGCGCTACGGCAAGGGGCCGAACAGCTGCAGCAGCAGCAACCACAGCACCTTGCACGCCACGTGCAGCGCCTGGTCCAGGTTGTAGCTGATGCGGTGTGCGCATTTCAGATCATCAATCACCATGTGGCTGAGGGTTTCCAGCAGCCCCAAGACAATGCTGCCGGTGATCCAGCCCACCGCGCCACCGTGGATCGCACCATGTGCGGCAAGGGCCTGGTACCACGGCACACCGGGCATTGGCACCTGGCGGTTCTTGGCCCGCGACAGGAACTCGCCCTGCAAGGGGTAGTCGGCCACGGCGTGAGCGACGAGCAGCAACGCAAACATCTGTAACAGCGCGTGGTAGGCCATCTGCAGCTTGGGTTGGGGCGTGAGTGGAGTCTGGCATTTTCTGTCACACGGCAGCAAAGCGGGTATCGCGCAGAATCCCCGTCCCAAGGCCAGGCCTTCGCACGGATCCACCCTGCGGAACAGCAAGCGCCAGCACTCGTCCCTGAGTGCCTGGGCTTTGCCGCTGTTGCGGCACAGCCGCCCCCCTGTTCCGGTACTGCCTTGGCGCCTGCCACCGGCCTCAAGCCGCGTGACTGGCCCAGTCTAGAAGACCGACGTAAGAACGAAACTGCCTAGAATAGTGCCCTGCCCGACCGGTCCTTGCGCCATGAACGCCTATGCCCTGCTCGCCTGCGCCATTGCCTTGGAAGTCGCGGCCACCTCACTGCTGAAAGCCTCCGATGGAATGAGCCGGTTATGGCCCACCGTGGGTGCGCTGCTCGGTTACAGCGTGTGCTTCTGGCTGTTGGCATTGGTGATGAAGACCATCCCCACCGGCATCGCCTACGCGATCTGGTCCGGCGTCGGCATCGTGTTGATCTCGTTGATCGGCCTGTTCGTGTTCAAGCAGAAGCTTGATGCGGCGGCCATCGTCGGCATTGGCCTGATCTGCACCGGGGTGCTGGTGATCAACCTGTTCTCACGCTCAACAGCACATTGAGCGGTAGAGCCGAGCATGGCTCGGCACCACCGCCGTTGCTCCCTCCCTTTGCCGCAGGCAAGGGGAGAGTTGGGGAGAGGTGCTTTGGCTTTGGCTTTGGCTTTGCTTGCTTCGCGGCTTACGCCGCACCTCCGAGATTGCTGGTAACGCCCCTGCCGAGCATGGCTCGGCACTACCTTGCTTCCATCGCCACTGGCTTAAACTGTGTTTCCCCGCGTGAGGAAGTTGTCGATGTACGGAACCGACATTGCGTTGCTGGTAATCGATCTGCAACCGGATTTCATGCCCGGTGGTGCCCTGCCCTGTCAGCACGGTAATGCCATCGTACCCGGCATCGCCGCGTTGCTGGATACGCGCGAGTATCACACCGTGGTTGCCACCCAGGATTGGCATCCGGCCGATCACGCCTCGTTCGCCAGCCAGCACGGCGGTCGTAAACCATTCGATTCCATCGAACTGCACGGCCAACCACAAACCCTATGGCCGGACCACTGCGTCCAGGGCAGTGAGGGGGCAGGCCTGGATGCACGGGTGGACTGGAAGCACGCCGACCTTATCCTGCGCAAAGGCACGCAACGGCTCGTGGATTCGTATAGCGCGTTCCGCGAGAACATCGGCCCGCAAGCCACCCGTACCCCCACCGGGCTGGCCGGCTGGCTGCATGAGCGCGGTATCCGCGAGGTACACGTCTGTGGCCTTGCCCGCGACTATTGTGTTCTGTGGAGCGCGCAGGACGCAGCCATCAGTGGTTTCCGCGTGCGCTTCCTGTGGGAGCTGACCCGCCCGGTGGCCGCCGCCAATGACGAGGCCACGCGCATTGCCCTGATCGAAGCAGGCGTCCAGATCACCTGAATCCATCGGGGTTCAGCGGAACACCACCGTGCGGTGACCATTGAGCAGGATGCGGTGTTCCACATGCCGGCGCACCGCCCGCGCCAGCACCTGCGATTCGGTATCGCTGCCGAGCTGCACCAGGTCACGCGGCGTCATTGCGTGGTCCACGCGCGCCACGTCCTGCTCGATGATCGGGCCCTCGTCCAGGTCCGAGGTCACGTAATGCGCGGTGGCGCCGATGATCTTGACCCCGCGCGCATGCGCCTGGTGATACGGCTGGGCGCCCTTGAAACTGGGCAGGAAGCTGTGGTGGATATTGATTGCCCGCCCGGACAAGGCCTCGCATAGCCGTGGCGACAGGATCTGCATGTAGCGCGCCAGCACCACCAGGTCGATGCGCTCGCGCACGACCAGGTCGATGATCTGCTGTTCCTGTTGCTCGCGGTTTTCGGCGCTCACTGGCAGGTGGTGGAACGGCACATTGTAGGAACCGGCCAACCCGGCGAAGTCGTTGTGGTTGGAAGCCACCGCGGCGATATCCACCTTCAGCTGGCGGCTATGGGTGCGGAACAACAGGTCATTGAGGCAATGCCCCTGCTTGCTGACCAGCACCAGCAGGCGCGCACGCCGCCGCGCATCGTGCAGTTCCCACTGCATCGCGAACTCATCGCCCAGGCCCTGCAGCCGCGCACGCACCGTCGGCTCATCGCCCGCCGTGGCCATGTCGAAATGCACGCGCAGGAAAAAGCGCCCGCTCTCCTCGTCGCCGAACTGCTGGGCATCCAGGATGTTGCAGCCGGCTTCGAACAGCAGGCCGGACACGCGGTAGACAATGCCGGTACGGTCCGGGCAGGAAAGGGTGAGGATGAAATCAGGACGCATGGCCAGCAACGTTCATCAGGCGGGTCGTGGAAAGTAACCGTTCCGGTCACCCGCCGCCAAAGACAGTTGCAGCTGACACAGTTCCCCCATCCCCGTCTCAGTGCGGATGCACGGTCAGTGCCACCAGCCGCACCACCAAGGGCCGCACCACCAATACACAGCAAAAGGCGGTTGGCATTGCCAGGCAGTAAGCCGACAGCACCCGCGCCGGGAACTGGCCGTCAATGCCGGCATTGGCAGCGGTGATCACCAGGCACATCAGCATGGCCATGATCGAGGCCATGAAGAAAGCGAAAACAACAGGCGTGGTGCGCGCATGCAACTTCCAGCGGGCAACGGCGACGGAACGGGGGTCTGGCATCCAGCGGGATCCATGCATGCAGCAATCAGGCGCTGCGGGCCGGGCACGATAATCGGCAAGCCGAGGGACGGCTAGATCGCGTCGGCTTGGCGCTTTATAAAGATTTACTTTGCAATCCTCCCGGAAAATGCCGAGCGGCATGAACATCCTCCACGCCATCCGCAGCTTCATCCGCACCGCCGACGCCGGCAGCCTGGCCGCTGCCGCGCGTACCCTGGGCATCAGTGCGGCAGCGGTGGGCCAGAACATCGCCCGCCTGGAAGCCCATCTGGGCGTGCGCCTGTTCAACCGCACCACCCGCCAGCTGGCCCTGACCGAGCGCGGTGCCGTCTACCTGGCACAGGTGCGGCATATCGAGCGCGATCTGCAACGTGCGCAGGCAGCAGTCACCGACCCCGATGCGCAGCCGGCCGGGCGCCTGCGCATCGCCAGCAGCGTCGCCTTCGGCCGGCATGTGCTTGCACCCCTGCTGCCGGCCCTGCAACAGCGTTATCCACGACTGGAAATGGAGCTGCTGCTGGCCGACCGCAGCGTCGACCACGGCCATGAGGATGTGGATGTCAGCATCCGCATCGAGCCGCAGTTGGAAGAGGGTTTGGTGGCACGCCCCATCGCACAGATACCGTTCGTGTTCTGTGCAGCCCCGGCCTATCTGGCGGTCGCCGGTACACCGCGTACACCCGATGAGCTGCGCGAGCATCGCTGCCTGTTGTTCCGCTACCCGCTGGATGGGCGCTACCTGCGCTGGGGCTTCGTCCGCGACGGCCTGCGCTTTGATGCCGAGGTGCAACCGGCCCTGGTCAGCGACGACATTGATGCCTTGGCGGCGATGGCCGCCCGCGGCGGCGGCATCACCCGGCTGGCTGCCTTCGTCGCCGCGCCCTATCTGGCCCGCGGTGAACTGCAGGCCTTGTTCCAGGATGAGGCCAGCAGCGATGTGCGGGCCTCACCAGAACCGATGCGTCTGTTCCTGTGCGTCAGCGACCGCCGCGACCTGACCCCGAAAGTACGCTCGCTGCTGCAGCACGTCCTCGATGCGCTACCGCCGGCCTGGCGCATCGACATCGACCACGCCTGAGCGCCAGCGGCCGCACCGCTGGCGCCTTCGCCGGACGTCAGCCTCGTTGGTCGACCTTGAACAGACCGCGCGCTTCATGGGGTTCGCAGCGCATGTATTGCGGCGACACCGTCATCTGCGCGCCCAGCGCTGCCGCTGCATGCCACGGCCAGCGCGGGTCGTAGAGAATGCCGCGGGCGATGCCGATTGCGTCGGCCTTGCCGTCGATGAGGATTTCCTCGGCATGCGTCGGCTCTGTGATCAGGCCCACCGCGATCACCGGCGTGCCGATTTCGGCCTTGATCGCCGCAGCCTGCGGCACCTGGTAGCCGGGCTCGAGCGGAATCTGCTGGCGCGGGTCCAGGCCGCCGCTGGAGACATGCAGGAAATCATTGCCACGTGCTTCCAGCGCCTTGGCCAGTTCAATGCTCTGGGCCACATCCCAGCCGCCTTCCACCCAATCGGTAGCGGAGATGCGCACACCCAGGGCCACATTGGCCGGCACCACTGCACGCACCGCGTCGAACACCCGCAGCAACAGGCGCATGCGGTTCTCCAGCGTACCGCCATACGCGTCGTCGCGCTGGTTGCTCAGCGGCGACAGGAACTGGTGCAGCAGGTAGCCATGCGCGGCATGCAGCTCGATCAGATCCAGCCCCAGGCGCACTGCGCGCTGGGCGGCTGCAACAAAGTCCGCCACCATCGCATCGATACCGGCGCTGTCCAGGGCTTCAGGCGTCGGCTCACCAGCCTTGAACGGCAGCGCAGACGGCGCCAGCACCTGCCAGCCGTGCTCCTGCCCCGGTGCAATCGCACCCCCGCCGTCCCACGGCCGCGCCGTCGAGGCCTTGCGCCCGGCATGGGCCAGCTGCACGCCGATCGGCATGTCCGACCAACGCCGCACCGACGCCAGCACCTTGGCCAGGGCGGCCTCGGTAGCGTCATCCCACAGGCCCAGATCGGCCCAGCTGATGCGTGCACGCGGCTCCACCGCGGTCGCCTCGATGATCAGCAGGCCGGCGCCGGACTGCGCCAGCTGGCCCAGATGGATCGTGTGCCAATCGGTGGCCTGCCCGTCTTCGGCCGAGTACTGGCACATCGGCGCGATGACGATGCGGTTGGAAAGGGAAAGCGGGCCTAGCGACAACGGTGAGAAAAGCTGGCTCACGTGGGGAACGTCCATCAACGGTGGGGGCGCTCATTGCACGCCGCGCCGGCCGTTGATTCAACCGGCATGATGGATCACTGCGTCTTGGTGCCGTCCAACAGGAAGGCAAGTGCCTGAGCGCAGGGCATTTCCACCTTCAACGACAGCAGGTGATCGGCGCGGGTACGGCCCAGATTGACAGCAGCCACCGGCAAGCCGGCCTTGGCGGCGGCATCAACGAAGCGAAAACCCGAATACACCATCAGCGACGAGCCCAGCACCAGCACGGCGTCACAGCGCTGCAGGTGCTCATGCACGGCGGCAACGCGCTCGCGCGGTACGTTCTCGCCGAAGAACACCACATCCGGCTTCAACACGCCGCCGCAGTGCTCACAGGCGGGCACGCTGAAACCGGAAAAATCGGCTTCCAGATCAGCATCGCCATCGGGCGCGATGCCCGCTTCCAGCGCATCCCAACCCGGATTGGCCGCGCACAGGCGCTGCTGCAGGGACGCACGCGAACTGCGCGCCTCGCAGCCCATGCAGCGCACCTGGTCGAGCCGGCCATGCAGGTCGATCACGGTCTGGCTACCGGCCGCCTGGTGCAGGCAGTCGACGTTCTGGGTCAGCAGCAACTCGATGCGACCATCGGCTTCCAACGCCGCCAGCGCGCGATGGGTGGCGTTGGGCCGGGCCTGGGCAAAGCGCGCCCAGCCCAGCAAGCTGCGCGCCCAGTAACGCTGGCGCGTTGCCTCCTCGCCCATGAAGGCCTGGTAGGTCACCGGCGGAGTGCGCTTCCATTGGCCATCACGGTCGCGGTAATCGGGGATGCCCGAGTCGGTGCTGCAGCCGGCGCCGGTGAGGACCAGCAGGCGGCGATGGCCGGCGATGAATTCCGGCAGTTCGGTGATCACCGCCGCGGACAAACGCCCGAGCTGTACCGAAGAGTGCGTCATCGCCGTCGCGGTCAGGCCTGCGTCGGCAGTGCCGGCACGTTGGTGGGGTGGCCTTCGCCATCCAGCGCGATCATCACGAAGGTGCCCTTGGTGCACAGCTTGCGCTCACCGCTCAGCAGGTCTTCGGTCACCAGCTCCACTTCGACATGCATGGAGCTGCGGCCCACCTGGACCACGCGGCCGATGGTTTCCACCATCTGCCCGACGCGGATTGGCAGCTTGAAATCGACCTGGTCCGAGCGCGCGGTGACCACGGTACGACGCGAGTAGCGGGCCGCAGCCAGGAACGCCGCCTTGTCCATCCACGCCAGCGCCTGGCCACCGAACAGCGTGCCCATGTGGTTGGTGTGGTTGGGGAAGACGATTTCCGCCATGCGGACTTCGACCGGCGGGTTGGTTTCGGGAATGGGGGTCATGGGGGTGTCATCTATAAGTTGCCACAGATGATACGCCGGTGAAGCTGTGCAGCCGGTGAGTGCTCCGCCCCCTCCCTTCGGCGCCACCGAGAGGAGAGAGACAAGCATAGCCGCAGCGCTGCGCTCTACCCCCTCCCTTGCGCAACGCGCAGGGGAGGGTTGGGGAGGGGTGCTTTTGCAGTTGCTGTCGCCTGAGCATCCGTAAAAAGCGAACCGGCTCTACGTGTAGAGCCTCGAAGCACCCCTCCCCAACCCTCCCCTTCACCTGCGGTGAAAGGGAGGGAGACAAGCTCAAAGCACCCCTCCCCAACCCTCCCCTTCACCTGCGGTGAAAGGGAGGGAGGCAAGCGTGCTCCCCTGCGCTTCGCGCAACGGAGGGAGTCAGGCGCTCCCCTTCACCGTTGGTGAAAGGGAGGCAGCACATCAGAACGCCATATCAAACGCTACTTCGCCCTGCACACCTACCTGGTAGGCCGAGGCGCGGCGCTCGAAGAAGTTGGTCAGTTCCTGCACGTCCTGCAATTCCATGAACGGCAGCGGGTTGCGCACGTTGTACTTCTTGGCCATGCCCAGTTTCAGGAAGTGGTTGTCGGCGCAATGCTGCAGGTACTGGCGCATGTCGCGGGTGGAAATGCCAGCCACGCCACCGGACAGCACGTCCTCGGCAAACTGCACTTCGCACTCGATGGCCTCTTCCAGCATCTGGTAGACCTCCTGCTCCATCGTCGCGTCGAACAGGTCGGGTTCTTCGGCGCGGATCTTGCGCACGCATTCGAAGGCGAACTCCATGTGGCAGCTCTCGTCGCGGAACACCCAGTTGGTGCCCGAGGCCAGGCCAGGCAGCAGGCCGCGCGAACGGAAGTAGTACACATAGGCAAACGCGGCAAAGAAGAACAGGCCTTCGATGCAGGCGGCGAAGCAGATCTGGTTGAGCAGGAACTGGCGGCGCTGCTCGCGGGTCTCGATGCGCTTCAGGCCCTGGATGGAATCAATCCACTTGAAGCAGAAATCAGCCTTCTTCTTGATCGAATCGATGTTCTCCACCGCGGCAAACGCCTTGAAGCGCTCTTCCGGATCCGGCAGGTAGTTGTCCAGCAGGGTCAGGTAGAACTGCACGTGCAGCGCTTCTTCGTACAGCTGGCGCGACAGGTACATGCGCGCTTCCGGCGCATTGAGGTGCTGGTACAGGTTCAGCACCAGGTTGTTCGACACGATCGAGTCGCCGGTGGCGAAGAACGCGACCAGGCGGTGGATCAGGTGCTGGTCGGCCGGCGACATCTTCTGGTGCAGGTCGGTGATATCGATCTGGAAGTTGATCTCGTCCACCGTCCAGGTGTTCTTGATCGCGTTGCGGTACATCTCGTAGAAGTCCGGGTAACGCATCGGACGCAGGGTCAGCTCGAAACCGGGATCGAGCAGCATCTGCTCACATTTTTCGACCATTACAATTTTCCTTACGCAAAAAGCTGGGCCATCTAAAATGGCCCAGCTAGTAGTTTTTATCGTTCCTTGTTGGACTGGGCTAAAACGCTAGCTGCCAATCTTCTCGTAGCTTCTGAGTACCTTTCACTCGTAAGCACCTTTCCAGCCACCCCCTCCACCTGAGCTCCCGTCTGGCTACCCGTACTCCGCTGAGCCAAAGCCGAACCCGCAAGCTGTCTTGCTATTTTCGATGACTCGCTATTAAGCAAAGTCCTCGACGCAAGAGAAGCAACTGAACGGGAAGTTCCTTTAGTATTTTTACTCATTACAAGCCTCGTAGTTTTCTAAGGATGCTTGAGCTCAAATCTTGATCTACACCTAACCATTTCGTTTGTTGGAAACGGTATAGTTGCCAAACTTCTTCGCCGAAGTAGCAGAGCAAGAACACCGTTCCCAAGCGGTTGGTGTTTTTGGCAAAGCACAAGAAGGGCCCCGAACTCCAATTCGGGGCCCTTTTTTTGTTACTGGCAGGCTTCGCAGGCTTCCGGGTTTTCCAGCGAGCAGGCCACGGCTTCGACCGGGGTGTAGCTGCTGACCGTGGTCTTGGCGATCTTGGTGGCCGGACGCGAACGCAGGTAGTAGGTGGTCTTGATGCCCTTCTTCCATGCGTACATGTACATGGACGACATCGCACCGATGTTCGGGCTTTCCATGAACAGGTTGAGCGAGGCCGACTGGTCGATGTAGGCACCGCGGTCGGCGGCCATGTCGATCAGCGAGCGCATCGGCAGTTCCCAGGCGGTGCGGTAGATATGCCGCAGGGTTTCCGGGATCTGCGGCAGGTTCTGGATGGAACCGTCGGCCAGCTTGATCGCATCGCGCATTTCCGCTGTCCACAGGCCCAGCTGCTTCAGCTCGGCCACCAGGTGGCGGTTGATCTGCAGGAAGTCGCCGGACAGCGTCTCCCGCTTGAACAGGTTGGACACCTGCGGCTCGACGCATTCGTAGCAGCCGGCAATCGAGGCGATGGTGGCGGTCGGGGCGATCGCGATGATCAGCGAGTTGCGCAGGCCGTGCTGCTTGATGCGCTCGCGCAGGGCGTCCCAGCGCGCGGTGTCTTCCGGCACCACGTTCCAGGCGTCGAACTGCAGCTCGCCGTGGGCAGCGCGGGTATCGTTGAACGAGGGGTGCTTGCCACGCTCCTGGGCCAGCTCGCAGGACACTTCCAGCGCGTGGAAGTAGATGGTCTCGGCGATCTTGGCCGACAGCGCGCGGGCCGGTTCCGAATCAAACGCCAGGCGCTTGCGGAAGAACACGTCCTGCAGGCCCATGCAGCCCAGGCCAACCGGGCGCCAGCGCAGGTTGCCGCGGCGGGCGGTTTCAATCGGGTAGAAGTTCAAGTCGATCACGCGGTCGAGCTGGCGCACGGCCAGGCGCACGGTCTCGGCCAGCTTCTCGAAATCGAAGTCGCCGTGTTCGTCGATGTGGTTGCCCAGGTTGATCGAACCCAGGTTGCAGACCGCGGTCTCGTCGTTGGAGGTGATCTCCAGGATCTCGGTGCACAGGTTGGACAGGTGGATCACGTTGCCGGTGCGCAGGGTCTGGTTGCTGGCCAGGTTGCACTTGTCCTTGAACGTCATCCAGCCATTGCCGGTCTCGGCCAGGGTGCGCATCATCCGCGAGTACAGCTTGCGGGCGGACACGCTCTTGCGGGCCTTGCCCTGGGTTTCGGCCTGCACGTAGGCCTGCTCGAACGCCGGGCCGTACAGGTCGGTGAGCTCGGGCACCACGCGCGGGTCGAACAGCGACCATTCCTGGTCGGCCTCCACGCGCTGCATGAACAGGTCCGGCACCCAGTTGGCCAGGTTGAGGTTGTGGGTACGGCGCGAATCATCACCGGCGTTGTCGCGCAGCTCGAGGAAGTCCTCGATGTCGGCGTGCCAGGTTTCCAGGTAGACGCAGGCCGCGCCCTTGCGCTTGCCGCCCTGGTTGACCGCTGCCACCGACGAATCCAGCGTCTTCAGCCACGGCACGATGCCGTTGGAGTGGCCGTTGGTGGACTTGATCAGCGAGCCACGCGAACGCACGCGGGTATAGCTGACGCCGATGCCGCCGCTGAACTTGGACAGCTGGGCGATGTCGGCATAGCGGTCGTAGATGGATTCCAGCGAATCCTGCGGCGAATCCAGCAGGAAGCACGAGGACAGCTGCTCGTGGCTGGTGCCGGCATTGAACAGGGTCGGGCTGGACGGCAGGTAGTCCAGGCTGCCCAGGCGCTGGTACAGCGCCAGTGCCTCGGGCACGTCCTCGCTCAGCGCGCTGGCGATGCGCAGGAAGAACTGCTGCGGTGTCTCGATGACCTTGCGCGTATGCGGATGCCGCAGCAGGTAGCGGTCATACATGGTGCGCAGGCCGAAGTAATCGAAGTTCAGGTCGTAGGCCGGGTCGATCGCATCGTTGAGCTTGCGTGCATTGACCTGCACGAAGTTGAGCAGTCGGTCGTTGATCAGGCCCACTTCGTGGCCACGGCCCACCGACTGCGAGAACGCATGGATTTCCTGCCCGGACACTTCCTTGGCGATGAAGTTGGCCAGCAGGCGTGCGGCCAGGCGGCCGTACTCGGGCTCTTCGCCGATCAGCAGGGCGGCGGTACGGATCGACAGCTCGTCCAGTTCCTGGGTGCTGGCGCCGTTGTACAGGCCGGAGATGGTGCGCGTGGCCACCCGCATCGGGTCCACCGCATGCAGGCCTTCGCAGCAACGCTGGATGGCACGGACAATCTTGTTGAGGTCTACCGGCTCGGTGCTGCCATTGCGCTTGGTCACGCTCATGGCGGTGGCGGTCGGCGGCGGGGTCAGTTCAAAACCGGCTTCAGCCGGAGCGACGTCAGTATGAGTGGCAGTCACGACGATGGTGTCCTTGCAAACGTTATGCACGCAGCTCCTGCCCGCGCAGGAAGCAGAGCCGGTACGGAGCAGCGAGCATGGAAGGACGGCGTCGCAGCAGCCGCGACTGCCCGCGACCCACGGGTCGGCAGCAGTACGGCACCACGTCACCAGCCGTCTTCCCCTCGAAGACACCGCAGCCGGCACCACGCGGTGTGCATCGCGTGGCTGTCGGCAGGTCTTCGGACTCATGGGCAGGAAGGCACAGGCCTTCTTCCTACTCCGCCGCTTCCCAAGGCTGGCTGCCTCAGTGCTGTGTGGCGGGGTCGTTCCCAATTACCGCTGCGGGGCAGTGCCGGAATGGCCTTACAGGCGTCACCGGCTTCCCTTTCAATCCGACGGGAGCAACCCGCCAGAACCGACGGAGCACAAGATAGTGGGGGTGTATGACAGGGTCAACACCAAATCTAGTAAAAACCCGTCAAGCCTTGGGGCACAAGGCCCACGCCGGAACTGTCCGGATATTGCAGGCCGGAACTGTCCGAAACGACTGCGCAGTCAAGTAGTCCAACGCAATTTTCTTGGGCAATGACAGTTGTTCAGATGGGGTGAAAAACTGGATGTTCCGCAGTACATGACTTCCGGCCGGGGCCAGGCGGTGCCCCCAGCCATGAAGCTAGCACCGGACTCAAGGACGACACGAGCACAGCCCATGCGCGCAACTACCCTCATCACCGCCCTGCTGACCCTGTTGCCGATGGCCGGCCAAGCAGCCAACACCACCCCTCAACGCTTGTCAGCCGACCAGTGCGGCATCGAAACCGACTACGACGTTCTGGTCGACGGCGGCGGCATCTGGTTGCGCCGCGACGCCGCCAGCTTGCGGGAAATCGTCTTCCACGATGGTCAGCTGAGCCTGGATGGGCGCCTGCAGGATGTTTCCGTGAATGACGCGCAGCGCTTGCGTGCGCTGGAGGCCGGGGTACGCCAGCTGATGCCAGCGGTGACTGGCATCGCTACCGAATCGGTAGGTATCAGCTTCGACACGCTGGACGCGGTCTACGAAGGCCTTACCGGCCACGCCAACTCGCGCAAGGTCCGCAAGCTGCGAAAAGAGGCCGAGCGCTTTGTCGACCAGACCATAGGCCGCGGCCGCTGGGAACAGGACCTGTTCAACGAGGGGTTCGAAGCACGCGTGCAGGATGCCGCCCAGAGCCTGAGTGGCTCCATCGCCCGCAGCATCCTGTGGTCGGTGTTTACCGGCGGCGGAGACAAGCTCGATGCACGCGCCGACCAACTCGACGAAGAACTGGACAAGCGCCTGGAAGCCCGCGCGGTTGCCTTGGAACAACATGCGCGCTCGCTGTGCACGCAGGTGCAGGCATTGGACCGCCTGCAATCGGCGCTGGAGTTTCGTTTCCAGGGCCAGCCGCTGCAGATGATGCGGGTGAGCAGCGATACCGCGACGATGGCGGCAGGCGATGACCGGCAGGACGACAGCATCCCGTTGCCAGCGCATTGAAGCCTGCCCTGGTAGTGCCGAGCCATGCTCGGCAGGAGCATTACCGCGAAAGCCTCTGTGTAGTGCCGAGCCATGCTCGGCAGGGGGCATTACCGGGAAAGCCTCTGCGTAGTGCCGAGCCATGCTCGGCAGGGGCATTACCGGGAAAGCCTCTGTGTAGTGCCGAGCCATGCTCGGCAGGGGCATTACCGGGAAAGCCTCTGTGTAGTGCCGGGCCATGCTCGGCAGGGGCATTACCGGGAAAGCCTCTGCCGAGCATGGCTCGGCACTACAGGGCCAGGTGGCGTAAGCCGGCAATGCCTGAAGATCGAAAGCCAACCCTCCCCTTGCCTGCGGCAAAGGGAGGGAGCACAGCTCAGCCCTTCGGCAGTTGCGCCAGCTCCTCGCGCACCAGCTTCACCACCAGCTTGTCCAGCGTGTCCACCGAATAATTCTCCACCTCGTGCACGGTCTCGCTGCCCGGGCCACTGGACGGGTCGTTGGCGTCCTTGTAGGTGAGGAAGATGAAACGCCCGCCGGTGTACTGGGCAATCTGCCGCTGCGCGATCTCACCGGTGGTGTCCTGGCCTGAGGCCGCCACGCTCAGCACCTTGATGCCCTTGCCCAGCGCCGCCAGCATGGTCTGGTCATAATGCGGTGGCGGATAGTCCATATGCGGCGGTGCATCGGCCAGTGACACCAACAGGCGCGTGGTCGAGGCTCCGCGCCAGCTCATCGCCTGCACCGCATGGTCGAAAGCCTCGTTCATTGCCTCGGGGTAATCACCGCCGCCACTGGCGCGCACGCCATCGAGCACCTTCTGGAAGCCCGCAACGTTGTTGCTCAGGTCCCAGCCACGCACGAAATACGCATCGCCACGGTCGCGGTAGGTCACCAGCCCCAGGCAGATGTCCGGATTGGACGGCAGCTGGGCAATATCGCGGACGATGCCCTGCAGCGAGTCGCGCAGCTTGTCGATCTCGTCGCCCATCGAACCGGTGGCATCAACCATGAACACGAGGTCGAGCCTGGCGCGCGCCGGCAGCGCTGCGTTGGGCACCGTCACCCTCAACACGTTTTTCTGGCCACGCTGCAGGACCGAGGTCACCGTCTGGCCAGCACGCCGCACCTGCACCTGGTAGCTGTCCGAGTCGCGATCATCAAACGCGTTGGGGTGCAGCCACACCTGGCCGCCGGCATCGGTACGCGCCCACATCCGCGCGCCATTGCGTGCCGTCACCGCCACTTCCGCATCCGGCACCGGCCGGCCCCGTGCATCCACCACCTGCAGGCGTTGGCGCACGCTGACATCGCGGCCTAGCGTATTGGCCTCTTCGTGGCGCTCCAGGAACTGCCGGAAGCCGCTGAAGTCGGCATTGTCATCGACCACACCTGCGGTCACTGGCGACTGCTGCTGACGTACATGCCCACTGGCCGCGGCACTGGCCATCGGCGATTCCACGGCAGCGTAGGCAACGTCGGCGGTGGCTTCAGCGCTGACCGCCATGGGCGGCGGCGGGGCCGCAGGCGACGGCATCGGCGCCATCATCTTCGCCGTTGCGCCTGCATCGCCCCCACGGCGCAGACGCAGCTCGCCGCTGTGCTGCTGCGGCCTGGGACTGGGATCGGCAAGCTCGCGCAGCACGGGTGTGTCGCTGCAGACGGTGGCACTGGGTGCCTGGAAGTTGGGCTGGGTCTGGCGCGTACGCTGCAGGGTCGGCGCCTTGAGATCCCCGGTATCCGCCGTTACCGGGAACGGCGTGTGACGAACCGCTGCGGCGGCCGGCAAGCCGACCAGCAGCGTCACTGCCGCCGCCAACGCCATGCTGCGGACCACCGGCCTGTTCATACCCTTTGCACTCGCCATGCTTGCTGCTCCCATGCGGGCCGCGTGATGCGGCGTACGGGGATAGGAACGGATGGGGATGGGGAGTGGGGTTAACGCCCCCTCCCTTTGCCCTCCGGCCAAGGGGAGGGTTGGGGAGGGGTTGGCTTTTGACCTTCGGCTTTACCGACAACGCTGCTGTAGTGCCGAGCCATGCTCGGCAGAGGCTTTGCCG